AAGGCTGTGTCCGATGACAGCAAGCCTGCCACTCCTGCTCCGGTCACTCCGGCAAAGACCGTAGATGAGCTGGCGCAGGAGGTGCTGGACGGCAAATGGGGAAACGGAACTGACCGCAAAGAACGCCTCACCGCTGCCGGGTATGATTATTCTGCTGTGCAGGCAAAGGTCAATGCTCTGGTGAAAAAGCAGGAATCTACTCCTGTCTACTACACCGTAAAAAGCGGTGATACCCTCTCCGGAATTGCTAAGAAATACAGCACCACGGTTTCGGCGATCCAGAAGCTCAACCCGACGCTCATCAAAAACGTCAACCTTATTCTGACCGGCTGGAAGATCAGAGTGAAATAACTGAATATCCAATCTGCTATGCCTGCGAGTGTTCTTCGGAATGCCCGCAGGCTTTTTTTATTTTCCTCCGCTCAAAAAGGCAGTTCATCTCCAGTGGAAACTGGAGGTGGATATGTTATGACAGACGAAATCACAAATGTTCAATCTGGATATTTCACGCAGGAGCGGATTCAGGGCGATCTGGACTACCGCAGAGCACAGACAATCGCAAAGAAGATGCTCGATGACGGCCTCATTTCTGTGGCTGAATTTAACAAATTAACCGCCATCAATCGCGAAACTTTCTCTCCCTTGTTCGCGGAAATAATGCCGAAAATCCCTTGATATGTAGTCGCTTTAGAGTGATGTATAGACGTACGGAAAGGAGGGACTTCCCTTGAAAAAAGTCACGAAAATCGCAGAAACAGCGAGCTCGAAAGTTAAACTCAAGAAGATCAGGGTAGCCGCCTACTGCCGCGTCTCTACGGATTCCGATGCCCAGCTTGAAAGCCTTGAGGCACAGAAAACCCACTACGAAAATTACATCACATCTCGTGATGACTGGGAGTTCGCTGGACTCTATTACGACGAAGGCATTACTGGCACCAAGAAGGACAAGCGCCCGGAGCTCCTACGACTCATTGACGACTGCAAGGCCGGTAAAGTGGACTTTGTTATCACAAAATCCATCAGCCGCTTCAGCCGGAACACAACGGACTGCTTAGAACTGGTAAGAAAACTGCTCGCCCTGCACATTCCGATTTATTTCGAGAAGGAAAATATCAACACCGGCTCAATGGAGAGCGAGCTGTTTCTGGCAATTCTCTCCAGCATGGCCGAAGGCGAGTCTGTTTCCATATCAGAAAACAGCAAGTGGTCAATCCAGAAACGCTTTGAGAGCGGCACCTATAAAGTCAGCTACCCACCCTACGGCTACGATTGGGATGGCGAGCAGATGGTAATTAATCCGGAGCAGGCGGCTGTGGTAAAAGAAATCTTCGCAGCGCTGCTCTCCGGCAAAGGCACCCACGCCATCGCGGATGACCTGAACCGGCGCGGCATTCCTACCAAGCGAAACGGACGCTGGACAGCCACAACCATTCGCGGGATGCTCTCCAATGAGAAGTATGTCGGCGACTGCCTTTTCCAGAAAACGTACTCGGATTCACGCTTTGTCCGGCACAACAATCACGGCGAGCAGACACAGTACATGGTCAAGGATCATCACGAGGCAATCATCAGCCGGGAGGACTTTGAAGCTGCTCACGCTTTTATTCACCAGCGGGCAACGGAAAAAGGTGTCGTCAAAGGGAGCGACAAATACCAGAATCGCTACACCTTCTCCGGGAAGATCATCTGCGGCGAGTGCGGCGATACCTTTAAGCGCCGGATACACAGCTGCACCGGATACAAATACACCGCATGGTGCTGCAGTACCCACATCAAGGATAAAGATAAATGCCACATGCTTTTTGTAAAAGACGATGATCTGAAGCAGGCTTTCGTCACCATGATGAACAAGCTGGTCTATGCGCACAGGATCATCCTAAAACCATATGTGGACGCATTGAAAAACACTTCGTCTGATGACTCGCTTCGGCGCATTCAGGAAATACAGACCCTACTGGCGCAGAACACAGAAAAGCGCGAGACGCTGACAAAGCTCATGACACAGGGCATCATCGACCCGATCCTTTTTAACAAAGAAACGAACGAGCTGCTTTCTCAGGCAGACAGTTTCCGGGATGAGATCAACGCCTTAAAAAACGCTGTTTCCGGAGATGTAACAAAGGTCACAGCAGCCACAGCGCTTCTGCACTTTACAGAAAAAGGTGGAATACTTCAGGAATTCGATGATGACCTGTTTAATGAATATGTGAACCGCATCATTGTCCGCTCCAGAAATGAAGTGCGCTTTGAACTGAAATGCGGTCTGACGCTTCGAGAAAGGATGTGAATACATGGGACATACACCCTACGGCTACAGCATTGAAAACGGCTGCGCCACGATTAAAGAGGATGAAGCCAATAAAATACGAAAGCTCTATGAGAATTACCTCTCCGGGATGGCACTGGCCAAGGCTGCTGCCGCTGCTGGCATTGAAACCTATCACGGCACGGCAAAGCGCCTGATGGAAAACAGGCACTACCTCGGAGACGACTTTTACCCGGCTATCATTGATCAGGAAACCTACGATAAAGCTGCCGCCATCCGATTTGAACGCGCCGGGAAACTTGGCAGGCTGAACAGGAAAAAGAGTGTAAAACCCGCAGCGTCTCCTACCGGCTTTCGCATGGCTGCGGCAGAGCAACACTATGAAGATCCGAGGCTGCAAGCAGAATACCTCTACAGCCTCATTGAAAGCGAGGTAAGCTAATGGGAAATGTTATGGTGATTCCGGCCAGACGACAGGTCGGAAATACAGTAAAACAATCAGCGCAGAAAAAGCTCCGTGTTGCAGCCTACTGCCGCGTCAGCACAGATTCCGAAGAACAGGAAACAAGCTACGAGGCTCAGGTCACGCACTACACCGAGTACATTCAAAAGAATCCGGAATGGGAGCTGGCGGGCATATTTGCAGACGACGGTATCTCCGGCACCAACACGAAAAAACGTGACGAATTCAATCGTATGATCGACGAGTGCATGGCCGGAAATATCGACATGGTCATCACTAAGTCCATCAGTCGATTTGCCCGCAACACTCTCGACTGCCTGCAATACATCCGGCAGCTGAAGGATAAGAACATACCAGTTTATTTTGAGAAGGAAGCCATCAACACGCTGGACGCTAAAGGCGAGGTGCTGATCACGATCATGGCGAGCCTTGCCCAGCAGGAAAGCCAGTCAATGAGCCAGAACATCAAGCTGGGACTTCAATACCGCTACCAGCAAGGTAAGGTTCAGGTCAATCACAATCGCTTCCTCGGATACACCAAGGATGACAACGGGCACCTGATCATTGACCCGGAGCAGGCAGAAATCGTAAAGCGCATCTACCGGGAATACCTCGAAGGCTCCAGCATGGATAAGATCGCCTACGGGCTTATGGCTGATGGCATCCTTACCGGCGCTGGCAAGACAAAATGGCACACCAGCACCATCAACAAGATTCTCCGCAACGAGAAATACATGGGTGACGCACTCCTGCAAAAGACCTATACCACAGACTTCCTGACGAAGAAGCGGATAAAAAACAACGGCACCGTTCCTCAATACTACGTCGAGGGCGACCACGAAGCGATCATTCCGAAAGAACTCTTCATGCAGGTACAGGCGGAGCTTGTCCGTCGCCGGGTAGTCCACGTCAGCCCGACAGGCAAGAAACGCAGCTTCTCCTGCAATCACTGCTTTGCGCAGATGGTTTTCTGCGGAGACTGCGGAGAACTTTACAGGCGCGTCCACTGGAACAACCACGGCTGCAAGTCCATTGTCTGGCGCTGTATCAGTCGCTTGGAGCCTACCTCCGCTGAAAAGAACTGCACCAACCGGACGGTTAACGAGCTCCTGCTGCAGGAAGTCACGGTCAAGGCCTTCCATCAGATTCTTACCGAGCGGGACGTATTTCTTAAAACCTTACAGCAGAACATCGCCAAGGCCGTGGTCAACGCTGACACCCTCTCACCGGACAGCATTCAGGCAAGGCTTGAAGAACTTCAAAAAGAGCTCATCAAGAAGGCAAACAACAAGCAGGACTATGACGCCATCGCCGATGAGATTTTCCGGCTACGCGACCAGAAGGAACAATCCGAGCTCGACAGCCACCACCGGGAAGAAGCCATGAACCGGATCAAGGAGCTGCAGGACTTCATCTCCGAACAGAAAACCGACATAACACATTTTGATGAAGCGCTGGTCAAAAAGCTCATCGAGAAGATCACCGTCTTCGCCGACCGCTTCACCGTGGAATTCAAGTCCGGCATTACAATCGACATAGAATCATAAAAAGGCTCCCTTACTACCGATGATGGCAGTTTGGGAGCCTTGTGGCAAGTTCCTATACCTTTTTCTCAATCATCTCTTTACAAATAACGTGATTTCCTGCTCCAAGAGCCTAAATACATTTGCCACCAGATAACCATCAGCAATCGCATGATTTAGACGGACAGTCACAGGCATCACAAGTCTGCCGTTTTCCTCCCTGTATTTTCCCCAGTTGATGACAGGCGCAAAAAACATATGAACATCGGGCAGTTCAAGATGCATGGCATCATAAGACAGCCACGGTATACATGACGCATCAAACCAGTTGGGATGATTCATAATATCAAAACCATATTCTCTGGTCTTTTTTGCCTCTTCAGCATCACGCAGAGCTTCTGCGTAGAATTTCTCATAATCTTCATCGTATTCTGTATAGACAAGCGTGAAGGTTTCTGTATCATCATGAAAGATATACTGTATGGGATTGATCACATCATAACAGATCAGTTCGTCCGTTTCCCTAAGATACCCCATCCTGTAATCCTCGCGGGAATTCAGAACCTTTGACAGGATAAAAAGAAAGTTGATGTAAAACTTTGTCCCGATCTCTTTGGAATGATGAACAAGATCGGTAACATCAATCCTCGCTGTCATGGAAGTCGAACACGCACAATCTTCTGTGAAATGACGGAACACGCCTTTTCTATAGTAAGTTTCTTTATCGATCACCTTATAATTCATACTGCGTCAACCTCCGAAATAATGATCTGTTATTCCCTTTAATATATGGCCGCCTGTTGGTGCCGGCAATGTGGGAGCCTTGGTGTATTTTCTTTATTTTTTCTTCGGCGCAGGTAGTTCCGAATACATCGCTTCAAGCAGTTCTGTAAGGAACTCCTTATTGTCAACATCATCTACGAGCAGCATTTCCTTCGCCCCTTCATATGGCAGTTCCATGTCTGCATTCGGCATCATTGCCACAGCGGACTTTGTAGGCTTCACAAGAAAGCGGTCATCGTAAATGCCGCCGATGATCTTGCCGCGATAATAGAAGATGTATTCTCCCATCATTGCCCGGTATGATATATCGTCCAGTTCTGACAACTGCTCCAATATGAAATCCAAGTATTCTTTGCTTGATGCCATAATCCTACCTCTCCCTTATCGGATGTCTGATCACTGTTTTTAGCTTTTCCGGTGCAACCTTTCTGGCATCACTCAGATAAATTTCATGATGCAAACGCTGCTCTGTAATATCCAGAACATAGCCCTGCTGCTCCATGTATTCGTGCATAAGTGCGACAGTGGCAGGCTCATCGTCATAAGAACCGATGTGCATGCACTGAACGCACAAGCCCTCATCATAGGTCAGAAATTCGACCTTTGAAAAGTCTGTCTTTTTCTTCTTGGTAGCTTCCTCAATCGCCCAGTCAAAATCAACCTTTGTAACGAAATCTGGCAGACGAATGACGGAGATCCACTCGAAGTTTTCTTTGTGAGCATAGTCGATCCCGGCGACACCATCCTGCCACCAGAATCCTTCCAGCGGAGGGACTACATAATCGAAATAACCATCAATCTGGTGATCTCCCTTTTTGCTCATCTTGATCGTGAAGGCGATACCATAGAGCAGCCCGATAGACTGCTTATATTCCCCATCCTCCGCATTCGGATCACCGTGTCCACGAACCGCAATATAATTCATGCTCGGAACCGTGATGATACCGGGCTTATTCTTCGGCATGTAGAATTCCTTATACTCTTTTTTATAATCAAAAGCCATAACGCTTCCTCCTATCTTTCCTGACATCTATCTCGCAGCCACAACTCCCCGACATCTAACTCGGCAACTCAACATATTGACATCTAACTTGGCAACTCAACTCTCACACTTTTTGAGCCGGATTGCCCTTGGATAAGTTACCGAGAAGCGTTTGGTCTGCCCGATGCCAAATTTGCCCGATTGCCAGAAAACCGCAGTATACTTAAGCTTTCGCGGCTATTTTCCTTCGACCCTTGACATCAAACAAACCGTCTCAACGGTATTACCTTTTTCCCACAAAAGCCGCCTTACCTCTTGACCGTCCCGATATATTGGGAAGTTAAACTCTATCGACTTCAAAGGCTTCTCCGACTCTCCGTTTGGATATATCTGAATTTCCTTTATAAGATAAGTAATAAGGTTTTTCTTTTCCTCGTCACTTATTATATCATAGAGCTTTCCGAAATTCAGCATAAGCTTGTAAATATTGTCCAGAGTGATTGTTTCCATTTCGATAGAACTTTTTCTCAGCTTTGCATCTTCAATCCGTTCTTCCAACTCTACAATCGTATCATACAAGGCATCAAGTCTTAAAGTCATATCGTGAATTTTTCTTTCTCTGAAGCGGGTATCAACAGGCAGATTATCAATTTCTCTCTCCAGACGTGCTTTGTTCAAATCAACTTCTTTCAGCTTACTCTCGTAATTGGCAAGTTCCTTATCAATAGCTGTTGTATCGGTCTGTACGCCAATACGCTTTTCAATCTCTTTTGCAAAATACTTATCGCTTACCAATTCCTTAACAGCTTCAATTACAAGTGGCTCAATATCTGTTTTTCTCAGAGATGCCTTATAATCACAATGATGTCCTCGTTCCTGCTTATTTCTGCCGCAAATATAATAGTAAACCTCTTTGTATGTGCCATCTTTATTTGTCCAAGCGTGTTTGTTCGTATACATTGAACTTCCACAAAGGGGACACTTCAATATCCCTGTCAAAAGATGTGACCTGTCCTTACCAACTTTTGATGGCTGTTTAATTCCTGTTGCCATACGTTTTGCGTGAACCTTTTGCCACAATTCCTCGCTGATAATTCCTTCGTGCTGTCCATCTTCTAAAATATAATCCTCTGCATGAACCTGCTTATATTCATTTTTTGTACCTTTTACCTTTTCTCGTGTTCTTCTGCCATAAGCAATCTTTCCACAATAAACAGGATTGTCTAATATCAACCGTATAAAATGACTGCTCCAAGTTTCCAATGTGCCATTCTGACGAGGTATCTTTTTAATACCTTGAAGATTAAGATATTTTGCTACTCCGCCAAGCCCTATGTCAGAATTGGCAAACTTCTCAAATATAATTCTGATTGCTTCAGCTTCCGTTTCTTCTATCAAAAGCTGATTATCTTTCAGATAATATCCGTATGGTGCAAATCCGCCATTCCAACCACCTTGCCGTGCCTTTTCCCTCCGTCCATTCATTGTCTGCTCGATGATATTCTCTCTTTCAATTTCTGCAACCGCAGACAAAACAGAGATTAAAAGTTTTCCACTTGTCTGTGACGAGTCAATTCCTTCTTCAATACAAATAAGATTTATTCCATAAGATTGCACAAACTCTAATGAATTTAGAATATCCGCTGCATTTCTTCCGAAACGGGAAAGTTTATAAACCAGAATATAATCTATCTCCAATCCGTTTTTTATATCGGAAAGCATTTTCTTAAATGCAGGTCGTCCCTCAATAGATTTTCCTGATTTACCTGCATCCTCATAAATACCGACAATATCCATTTCTTCTCGGTCAGCAAATCGCCTTAATCCGTTTTTTTGTCCTTCAAGACTGTATCCATCTACCTGCATCTCGGTACTTACTCTCGGATACAGGACACATTTCTTTCCTTCTCTGTTCATCGTACCACCTCCATAATTTTATAGGGAAATGTGATATGTAAGGCTGCGTAGCTTACGCAGCACAATCCAATTCTTGCAAAACTGTCTTTCCGTATTTTTCAACTATCTGCACCATAACATTGATAAATGAATTAAATACTTCGTTTTCATCTTTCATCTGTTCATTTTGCAATTCTGGATTTTGGATATAGTTTTCATTTCCCATAATGAGTACCTCCGCTATAAAACAAGCGGCTGTACTCTAAATTATAGAAATACAGCCGCATTTTTACCAATGTGCAAATTTATCGTTCTCGTCCCTTTTACACATCTGTTGCCTTCATTTTCTCCAATGCAACACTAATGGCAAGAGCCTTATCAACCCTTGCCACTATATCGTCTGGTATCATTCCCAAATACTGCCTTAGTCGCTGCTTATCAATCGTTCTTACCTGTTCAAGCAAAATGATTGAGTTCTTATCCAAACCTTCAAAATCATTGATTAAAGTGTGCGTCGGCAATTTTGCTTTGGTGTGTATTCGGCTTGTGATGGGTGCGACAATGACCGTAGGACTGTGCTTATTACCGACATCGTTTGAAATGATAAGTACAGGTCTTGTTCCGCCTTGCTCCGAGCCGATAACGGGATTTAAGTTTGCGTAGTAAATATCTCCACGCTTGAATTTTCTTTCCATTATGTTTGACCTCCCAATTTTATTTAGGCAGGTATGTTCTGCCTATGTAGGCAGCCAAACAAAAGGAAGTATTTAAGGTCGGGAGAGTATAAACAAAATCTCTGTTCTTATGACCGCCTTTCGTTTGGCTGAATATGATAGGAGCATTTCAATTTGTCCTCGACACCCCGAAATGCTATGGGAAGTCGCCAAACGGTCAGCAGCGAACTGACGCCACGGGAGTTTCACCCCAACTGTCGTTCTGACAGAGCCGCCCTCATTGCCTGCGACGGTTTTATCACGCTCGGACTGTGACTGGACGGGAGTATCATTATCCTCTTTGTGGGTTATGGCGAAATCGGGAGCTGCCCGATATTTTGAGTCGGTAAAGATAGGCTCACCACCTTTCAATCGCTCGCTGCCGCTTGGCAGGTCGTGGCGTACCGCTGCACACGCTTATGCTCATCACAATCACAAAGAGAAAGTATTTGGCGAATGGGTATTCATTTGTCAAGGAGCAATCCCGTTTTCGCCACACAAAGGAAAACAGGGCAAGAGTTTTTTGTCCTCTCACCCTGTAGCCCGTGGGAATATTCAATTTTCCCCTCTACTCAAAAAACTTTTTTAATTTTTCTTTGAGCCTATCCATTCTTCTGTAAACAGCTTTTTCAGTAATATCCAGATACACCGCAATTTCACGGGTTGAATATCCTTGTATCTTCATCAAAGCAATCTGCAATGTAAGCCTGTCCACCTTAATCAAAACTTGATAGAGGTGCTGATTTTCGATGCTGTCCAGAAAATCCTCAACCGTTTTGACTTCGGGCTGTGTAGTATCTTCAGCAAGCTCGTCAAGATATGTACCTGTTTCCTGCACTCGCTGATAATACCGTCTGTCTGAATTAAAAATCGCCCAATCGTGAATACGGAGCTGTTCTATATCGTCCTCAGTAACGCCTAAGTTCCGCAACTGCTTTTCCTCGGCTTCTTTCCAGAGCCGCCATTTCTTTTCTTCTTTGGCTTTGTTGTATGCCATATCGTTTCCTCCAATCTGAATTTTTGAAAAATCCAGATTGGCAGGCGGTGAACGGCAACCGACAGAAAAGCAAAAAGCCGCAAAGGTACTAAGACCTCTACGGCAATAAGCGTAAGCATATCTATAATTAAGAGATGTAATCTCTACTTGTAAAATGTAAGAGTGCCACGAGTGAGTGATGATTTTTTCTAAAAGATAATCTTCACTCCACTGTGACACTCCGTAAATAGTAGCTGCTTCTGATGAGCAGCATTGCGGTCATATTCGACCATCGCATAAAAAAATTCCTCCAAACTCGAAAACGGGTTCGGAGGGAAGTTGAATTTTCGTCTGGGCGTGTTTATACTGCCCACCAAAGCACCGTTTTTTTTATTTGGTGGGCTTGCTTCATATTGATTTTAAAGCTTATCTTACTTGATGTTTTGAAAATGCCTTATGGGAAATGATTGAACCTATTACTACTAAAGCAATCGCAACAGGAATAGACCATACTGCATAAAGCATACCATTGTGCATTTGTTCAACAGACATTATGGAAATATACTGTGAATAGAAAAGGGGCATCAGCACAATAATTCGATATAATGCACTTGTTTCAGAGATAGGAAGCATTATCGGTATCACATGAATAGCTGCTGAAATTACAAACGCTATCATTTGACTTTTACAAACAGCAGACAGAATTAAAACTATTCCTGTTACACTGATTGCACTCATAAACGCCAACAGGATTTGATACTTTAATACTGTTCCGCAAGTAATATTAAACGGAATATACCCTTCTAAAAAATCTATTGGAGCAAAAAGGATAGAGCAGTCCAGCCCCTCTGTTCCATAAATAGCAACCGCAATAAGCAAATTGAAAATAACAACCAAAGTCGTTATGAAAACGGCTGAAAGTAAACTTGCTAATACTTTTGCTGTGGCACATTTTGTCTTTCCGTATTTACTTGTCAAAATAATGTTATCCACTCCACCATACTCGCCAGAGAAAACAGGAGCAATTAGCAAAATAATTACTAATGAAAGGACAATAAAAATCTTCGCCATATTTTGGCTTGTACTAAGCCAACCGTTTACATACCCAACTTTTATTTCTTTATCGCCAAATACATCTGCTACGCTTAACCCGTTCCAATTTCCATCTATATCAGCAAAATGGGAGAATACAGAAGACTGCAAAGCATTTTGATAAATGTATTTTGCGTTCATTCCATGTAAATCTTGAGTAGGCTTAAACTCAGACATCATCTGCTGTACTTTATTGTCAGTTAACTTTCCCTCATACTTCAATGCAATTTGCTTATCAATTTCTACCGCAGCTTTTCCAGTTTCCTCTGCACCGTTTCCGTCAAATGCGTACATACTGTGAAGCGTGGAAAAAGACAGTATCAAGGACAATAGTAATACGGCAGCAACAGAAATAACCGCAAAGCGTTTTGTCAATATTTTTCGTAATTCAAACTTGATTAGATTTTTCATTATTCGTTCACTCCTTTAAAATAGAATAGATACAAATCCTCTAATGTAGGTTCTACCTTTATCGCATTTTCCATAGGCGACTGTTCAGAAATCACACGCAGAACCGTACAATTATTTTCAATGTTTCGCAAATTGCTTATATTCAGAGTTTCAGAATATTGCTCCGCACGACTGGTCGGAACTGTACATTCCCATACCTGTCCGTCAATTTCTGTGGTAATTTCCTGCGTTTTTCCAAAATGGAGAATCTGACCGTCTTTCATCATAATAATGTCCTCAGCAATAAACTCGACATCAGAAACAATGTGCGTAGAGAGAATAACTATTCTATCTTTAGAAAATGCACTAATCAGATTACGAAAACGGACACGCTCTTTTGGGTCAAGACCTGCTGTCGGCTCATCTAAAATTAAGATGCGTGGATTATTCAACATCGCCTGTGCAATACCTAAACGTTGTTTCATACCACCAGAGAAAGTTTTGATTTTGAGGTTTCTTTTCTCTGCTAAATCAACAGCTTCCAACAATTCTGTTGCTTTCTTATGAGCTTGTTTTTCACTCAGTCCTTTTAATGCCGCAACATACATAAGGAAATCCCAAGCTGTAAAGTCTGGATAATATCCAAACTGTTGCGGTAAATATCCCAATAAATTACGGTACTTCTCTCCGAGTACAGATATGTTTTTCCCATCCAAAGTAATTTTCCCAGAGGTCGGTGTCTGAATATCGCAGAGTAACCGCATAAGGGTAGTTTTTCCCGCACCATTTGCACCAAGCAAACCGTAAACGCCATTTGATAATGAGAGGTTCAAATGGTTTACGGCTGTTTTTGAGCCATATTGCTTTGTTAGTTGAATTGCTTTAAGTTCCATATCAAAAACTCCTTTCGTCTTAGGGAGCAAAAAAATACTCTCCATGTGTTTACATAGAGAGTATAGAATGCAATTTTCTACTTTTTATCTACTAATCGAGAGATTTGAAAAAAGCAGTCACTTTTGCTCCGATTGAGCAATTTTCAATTTTCAGATAACCACCGTGATGTTCACATAAAATTTTACAGATATACAGCCCAAGTCCGAAATGCTCAGAGTGATTTTCTTCTTCCGTAAAATATGGATTGGTTGCTTTGCTTAAAATATTTTTTGAAAAGCCACATCCATTGTCTGAAACAGAGAGATAAAAGCCATCATTATTACTTGTGTAAGTGATGTTTACCTTTGATGTTGCGTATCGGATTGCATTTGAAATCAAATTATTATTAACTTGTGAAACAAAAGTATAATCAATGCCAATAGGAATATCGGAAATGTTATTTTGAATAGAAAGAGTTTTTCCACTTTGCTCACACAAAATTCTTGCACTATCAGCTATTGCGGTCACATAACCGCTTATATTAGACTTGTCACTTATGGGTTGAGCATCTTCTAAACGACGCAAGTGGCTCATACTATCAACATATCTTTCCAAACGGAAAATATGTTTTCCCATTGTTACAGCGGTGCTTTTGGTTATTGGGTCATGGTTGGACTGTAAAATTTCATTATACCCTTTTAATACGGTAAGTGGAGTACGTAAATCGTGAGCAAAAGCAGCATTAAGTTGTTTTCGTTCTTCCATTTGCCGCCACATTTCAGAGAAATTATTAGCAAGGGTAAAACGCATTGTTTCAAATGATGAACACAATTCTCCTAATTCATCTTTGCTGTCATATTTAATTGAGAAGTTTAAATTATTATTAGAAATCATTTCAGAAGCGGCTTTTAATTCTGTAAGCGGTTTTTTTAACTTGTTTCTATAGAATAACAAGGTCGCCGTAATAATACATAACGCTGAATAAATCGGAGTTGCAATTATTGGGGCAACTTCACATATTGAAAGTAACCGTTGGTCTTTTTCAGACATTGCAACAGGTGCAACTCCAATATAATTGCCATCACCGAGTCTTTCTCCATTTTCATTTGTTAAATAATATTTTTCTCCTGTTGGGGGATATTTGCTTTCAATCGTTTTTGTAGCATTATTGCACAAAGTAGCTGTTCCTGCACTTAATAGAATGGCAAGAATTACAAACGCTGAGATATAAAGTATTATACTTTTTCGCAATGACAGGTTACACCACATTTTCTTTATCTTATCCACTTATATCCACACCCCCAAACTGTTTCAATATAAGATTTATTTGTGTATGCTGCAATTTTTGTTCGTATTCTGCGAATATGCTCGGCAACAACACTACTATCTCCCTCACTGTAATATCCCCAAACTCTTTCATAAATTCTCTCTTTATCAAAAACTTGTCCTGCGTTTTGAGATAATAACTCAACAATGTCAAATTCTTTTTTTACAAGACCAATAGGTTGGTTCTGTATATAAACAGTTCTTTCAGAGTAGTCAATTAAAAGTTCTCCTGAAAACTTAACTTTTGTATTCGTTTGATGTCGTTCTTCTCTTCTTAAATGTGCTTGCACTCTGGCTTCAAGTTCAACAAGAGAAAACGGCTTAACAATATAATCATCACCACCTACGGAAAATCCTTGTACCTTATCATTTTCTTCAATACGGGCAGTTAAAAAGAGTATAGGGCAAGAAACATAATCCCTAATTTTCTTGCAGACTTCCATCCCATCAAGCTTCGGCATATTTATATCTAATAAGATTATATCTGGTTGTAATTCTGCTAATTTGAGGGTTTCTACTCCATTATAAGCAGAAAAGACCTCATAGCCCTTGCTTCTAAAAAATCCTGTAAGCATTTCAACTATATCAACTTCATCATCGGAAATTAAAATCCTGTACCTCACATATAACACCTCCATAATAAACACTAACGAAAAATTTTCAATTTTTCATCAACTTTTTTCTTGCATCAGCAGGCTTTTCAGCATTTTTCGGAATAAGCCACACACGGTTAATATTCATAACCCCCTCAATACGGTTTCCTTTACAAAGTCTTTGTACCCATCTTAACGATACGTTCCACTTTTCAGCGGCTTCCTGTGCTGTCATATATTCAAACATATCTGACCTCCTAAGGTGTACTGTATATATTATAGCCGTTTGAACGAACAGTATCAAGTGTGCAATTATGAACTTTGACCGCTTGTAATAAGAGATTTTATATCCTAATATCAGAGATTTCAAATCGTTCTATAAGAACTCACATTTCTGTAAAATATAATAGTAGCATTTTGCAGATACAAGGTGGTGAGTTTATGGACACAAGAAACAATGATTTTGACTTCGATTTTACACCGATAGGACAGGCAATCAAGAAAGCAAGGACAGCAAAAGGTATGACCAGAGAGCAGCTTGCTCGTATTGTAGATTATGACCCAAGACATCTTCAAGCGATTGAAAATGAGGGACAAAAGCCAAGTCTGGAGCTGCTCATTCAGCTTGTGACAATGTTCGGTGTATCGGTTGATGAATACATATTCCCAGATAATGAGGTCAAAAGAAGTTCCGTCCGCAGACGCTTAGACGCAGAACTCGACAAACTAAACGATAAAGAGCTGTCCATAGTTGAAGCAACTGTCAGCGGACTATGTAAGGCAAAAGAGCCAGAGGAATAAACCTCTGGTTTTTCTTTTGCCCATTTTTAATAGGCAGGAACACCGTAACCATAGATGGAGCTGCTTCCAACCGTATATTGCTTTTGTCTGCAAGCATCGCCAGAATTACCCTCCACGGTGTAAACGACACCGTTTTCGCATTTCTCCACAATGCCTACATGGTCGGTTTCTCCGTCGCCTTCCCAATCAAAGAAAATAATATCGCCTGCCTGCGGCTCGTAGTTTCTGTCTTGCCATTGTCCGTTACCCTTAAACCAATTTGAGCCGTCCACGCAGCCTGCGAATTTCGGGATAATCCCGCTTTCGATATAACCACACTGGTCGGCACACCACGATACGAAGCAGGCACACCATTCTACACGCCCATCAAAGCCATACCAACTCCAATAAGGCTGACCGCCCTCATTTCCGAGCTGTGTCAAAGCGACCTCTACAATGGCTTGGTTGCTGCCGCTTGTGAACGCCCGTCCATACGGATAATAGCGTAACACATGGGCGGGGTACTGTGTGTCGCCGTATTTTTCCCACCCTAACCGCTGTGCCTGCATGGTGGAAAACTCTACCGCATTGGCGTAGGAATAACCGCCGTAGTTGGTTTTCGCCCATGAGATATACCCATTGCCGAAGTTATAGCCCTGCAAGGCGAGCTTGATACGCTCCATGTCAATCGGGTTTTCCACCTCGGCAGAGATAAGGGCGGCTTTCAGCTCCTGCACGCCGCACTGGATGGAATACTCTGGGTCTTGTATCCCGTTCGGCTCATGGGGATACCTTGTGTTAAAGCTGCCCTCCGCCGCCTGCATGGGGTCAAGCCCACGCCCGCCAGACTCCTGCATCATCACCGCCTTGATAAGCTCCACATATTCGGGGATGCCGTACTGCTTAGCGTATTTCTGTATCAACGGCGTGTAGGCTTCCACCTCCGCACTGACGGGGGTATAGGAAGTGCTTTCGCTTCCTCCCCCAAATAAGGACACGGCACATCCGAGTAGGACAACAATCAAGATAATCACGACGGCAATCCAGCCGCCTGCGATTAAAGCGGAAATCAGAGCCTTTGTTCCTGCAATAATCGCCTTGACCGCAACTATAGTGGCTCTGACCGTAGCTTTTGTTGCTTCAGCGGTTGCCTTTGCGGTGGCTTTTGCCGCCTGTGCTGCCTTTTGGGCAGTTTTCGCAGAAGCCTTTGCCGCTGCATGTGCCGTTTTTACCGAGGTTTCCGTCGTTTTGATTGCCGCCTTAGAAGTTGCCTGTGCGGTTTTAATTCCCTTTTCGGTAGTCTTGACTATTCCCTTAGCAGTTGTTTTCACCGCTTTTTCTGCATTTCGGGCTGTGCTCTTAATCATTTTTTGCCCCTGCTGTCGGGTCTTTATCAACTGCGATTTTGCTGTCTGAGAAACATCGGGGGCAGAGGAACGGCTTGCAGCCCCGTGACGGATCTGCAAGCCGTGTTGTTCTGACATATTCTGTGCTGCTTTCTGTTCTGCGGCTTTGACAGCCCGACTTTGCTTGAAATCGGTTATTTTATCTTTTGCCTTACCGATATTCTCCTGCGTTGTCTTGACTGCCTTTTGCCCCTGCTTATTGAACTGGTGGACACCTTCGTCCTTTGCACGGTCTGCCGCAAAAGAAATCCTGTCCGCAGCATATTCTGTGGCAGAGTTTTCATCAGCGTAATATCCCTGTTCCGCTTTTTCCTTTATCCCCACATAGGCAGACTTCATACGCTCACTGGCTATGGCGGCTTTATCTATGGTCTTTATCGTACCTTTGACCGCATCTCTGGTTTTTATATCAGCCATAGAAAACCTCCTTTCCCAGAGAATTTGCGTTCAAATCAGCCGAC